TGAATTGGTATGATTACGCACATAGTAAAGGTTGTTTGCGGTAGATTGCGGCGCACATTCCATCGTATGGATTTGTGAACAAGATGGCTTAGCGCTAACAGCATATTGAGAGTTTTCCATATCGATCTTCGACGTATAAGCAGCATTAACGACGTCATAATTAGACGCCATGATGACAGATCCTAAAGCTCCGCCAGCCGTAATGTCGCTGGACAAAGTTTTAAATTCGAACACCAAGCCGTTGAAACGATATTGTTGATAGTTGTTAGCCAAGGAAGCTAGCCATGGAAATGTTGATGATGTACCAGGGTTTACTTGAAAAGAAGTATTGGTGAAGGTAGCCGGAACAGACGGTATGACAATATCCATGATATACTCACGGTGCCGTACACGTGTGGCTTGACCCAACACACCAAAAGACGGAATAGCTTCTCCAGGTGGAACAGCCATTCCGTTTTTGTACAAAGAATTCTCAATTACTTCATAATCACCAAACCCAACAATTTTTGAAAGACCACTACCGAGATACCTTCCGAGTTTTGATCCTGCTGCACTACCGACTCCTGCACCACCGGGTCCTAAAGTAGATCCTGCCAGGCCGCCCAAAGAGCCGCCTGCGGACCCTCCCAGCTTAGCAAAAGTCCCATCAGCTACGATCTTTTTCATAAACGGCACGAAAGTATCCATGTAGTAGCCACCTTTACCATTAATAGAAGGAATGGAACTATTGTTGACATTTTTCTTATTGCGCGCTCTTTGCTTTCGCTTAGATACCATGTTTACTAGACTTAGTTCTCTGTTAAATTTATAACTGGCCCGTCGTTTAAAAACGGCTCGCTAAGGGTGGGTGCGCTACCCATGCCGGTCTAGACGGCTGCTGCCCTTCCACGCTTATATCTTAATAGTCAGTCTGAGACAAAGTCAGAAAGACCGGATCTTCGATATAAGCAGGTAAATGATTGACGGTATTCAGCAATTTCTCAATACGAACTAGGTCTTGATCCTCAAACCCATATCGTTCAAAAAACGCTGTTTTGCACATAGTTATATTCAGGTCGACACTAAGAACCACTTTGGGCTTCCAGGACTCCGAAATACCATCTATAACTACGGGTGTTCCTTGCAAACCAAATTTAGATAAAGTTTTTAGAAAAACTCCCAAGATCGGATAATTAAAAGGAACGTTTCCATAACTATTGGCCATAGCTTTGGAGACGATCCTCAAGGCTTTCTTACTATCTTTCGTCTTTGCTATTTGTTCAGGGGATTTAAGTAACTTACCTAGTTTCACAACGGCACTAGGAAGAGGCAGCCAGGCACAAAACCCGCTGCACGTGGGCATCCACCACCCTTTCAAAAAGGTGATTTGATGCAAATCCTGCGTATTTTTCAACTTAACAGCAAATCCGAGGTCTCTAGCCGATTTTACCAAATCTTTTTCATTTTTCTGAATTGTATGAATATACATTGCTGTAGTAGCCATTGAATTAAGAAGTGTAGTCAACGTAATTCCAGTTGGCATCTGTGTACCTGCATGACCTCTAGCCCGCATAAAATGTTTCTGCATTGTATACGGAGCACGGCAGCAGAAACAGACCGCGTCTAAAAACCAATCTGGGGCTCCCAATTCTTTCATCCAATGGAGAGAAAGACTCAAAGGTCCTTCATCTTGTGTGTGATCAAACTTAGACTGGTCGGCTTCGGAGAAGGGAATTTCAGGATTGAAAGCACCCCATCCGACTACCGAATCGTCTCCTGAAACGGCTATAACAGTGTCCGGACCGGACAAAGAATTGCCAATTTCAGTCAGTTTCTCTTGATCATAACCCGCGGCAAAATATATTCTAACAACAAAACCTCCAACTTCATAAGGTTTACCGTCGAAAAGTTCATGCGCAACACTCGTCATTGCTCGCGACCAAGGTGACATCATTGCATGTAGGCGAGGATCTAAATTAATAATGGCTCTGGGTTTCATAGTAAAAATTCCATTACAATCCTTGTCAACAGGCAAAGTTTCGTTCCATTTCAAAGTGATTTGTTTGGTCATTGCGTTTAAATCACCTCGTATCACCTTCTCGTTAGCTGCTAAAATCCTATTCCCTCTCTTTCCCATCAAAGCCGCACACTGTTGCACTGACAACAGCTGGTTGACTGAGTACGAAAAGATTCGAGAAAAGGTTGGCTGTAGCTCAAGCCAGTTGGCATGTCTTTCTTCAGGTTTAGGAAAACCGACGAACGGGTCATTATGGGTTCTCCAAAGGGCTGCCAACAGTAAATTTTTACCGTTGTTCGCAGGTTGCCAAAGTAAGCCATTAGTGATGAGGACCGGCCACATCAAATTCTTACCTTCCTCAGGAATTACCTGTAATGCTATCTCAGGCGTTGTTTTTTGATTCGCCAATTCAACGGAAATTTCTCCGCGAAAAGACTTCGGACAAGACTCCGCTTTGGAAGTATACGGTTCTAGAGTTGTATTGACGGGCAAGTCTACAACTAAAGATTCTGAACCCCCGCGGACGCCTTGTGCGTATCTCGAAACAAAGCCTTCCCAAACGTCTGACCCTCTTTCAAATTGGATATTCACATACAAATGTGCGGCCATAAAAAGAGGCATCCAGTAGTAGCCACCGAAGTAATAGCTGAGCATCGAAATGGAATGAAAAGCAAAGGAAGATAGACCTTTGCGATTAAAACCATAACTATAACCTTCGTAGGCCACACCGGGAATCGCTAATATAGGACAGTAACACTTAATAATCTCTTCCATTCCCCAAGAATAACGCGGACTGATAAGTCTTGGAAACCACGTGAAACTTAAGGCATTGTTCTTCAATAAGAATCCGGCTGCTGTCAAACCTCCTAACCCAACAAAACCAATAACAGTTGAAAAAATCACTTTGGTTTTGAATGTTATCTGAAACCAGGAGGTAGATGGAATTGACACGCCGCGAGCGACTGTCATACTATTCTCAGCCCGTCCGAACCAATTACGGAGACGTGAATAACTCATGCTAATTTGAGAACGGGAGGAATAAACGACTGCTTTCACAGTACCATTCACTACCTCCATCATTTTCCAAGGAAAACGAATAGCACACTCTTCCATAATAGGGTCCGCTCTCATTAAAGATTGGACCGCAGGCACTGCCGAATCAAGAGAAATTCCATTTGGAGATCTCAACTGATAACGCAAGCCTAGAGCTGGTATAGCGCCAGTGTAAACAAGGCACTCTTCTTTATATCCGAACAATGAACGCAACGAACGAGGAATTAAGGTTTTCTTCTCAACCAAACCATTCAAACTGACTTGACTTTCAAGGGGAACAGCATTAGGCGTGCCAGGAACGCATCGAACAAATCGGTAAGGACCTAATGTTCCTAATGTAGAGATATCCAAAGAATCCACAGTTCTAAATTGGATCCAATTGATATCAGGGTGTGGAGCATAAAACGAGCCTCCTCTTTCAGGGCTGGAAAGTATCAAACCGTTATCTAACCGGTACCAAACGTTCTCCACTTTCCCGTTCAAATTGTCTCCCCCCATTTCACCCAAGAATAGTCTTGCACAAATATAAACCCTGTGAGTGCGGACTAAAGCGCATAAATCCAACACGTCGCTCGCTTTCAATTGACCCCGCCCTGAGTGATACACATCTTGTATGATAGCAATATCACAATCAGGAACGTCTGCTGGTCTTTCGAAAAGTGAACGCGCGTTATCTCCTCTCACCGGATAGGGTTGATAAACGTGAAATTCTGTCAAATTTTCATGATTAAATTTAAGGTTCCTGCCGGAACCACAAAAATCAAGTATTTTAAGATGCTTAACGCCTTTACCTTCGGCAAACAACACATCGAGGATAAACTTATCTCTGGCAACATGTGAAATGGAATGAGGATTAACTGGCAAATCTACGACCTCAAATTTCCAACCTTGACTTTCACAATAAGCTTTAATTCCAGGATCTGCTGCGCTTATCGGTAAACGATAATTAGCGGCGAACGAACGAACATCTTTAAACACCTTGTTTTTTGTACTTTCAATTTTTATTAACGATTGTTGAGTGCTTCCTTCCCCCTTTGGGGCGACGGCACTCACTTCACTCACCGAAGAACGCTGAGTGGAAACAGAAGAAGTTCTCTTCTGGGTCTGGATACTTGGCTCCCGCGGACCAAACTCGAAATTGGAGCGACTTGCTCTAGCGCGACGCAACTTTCGCACCTTTGTGCTAATTTTGCGTGCACTTTGTGTAGAAGCGCCCTCTTTCTGGGAGTCAGCTAACAATACCTTTGCACTGTT